GTTTCCCAGTCACGATCGGGGCCTGATACTTATACCGATTTTATCTTGCGTAAGCGCGGCAAGCGGCATGATTATTTTACGTCCTGTCTGCCGTGGCCGCAAAAGGGTTCTATTGTAAACCTTCCTCTCGGTGATTCCGCTCCTGTTAAAGGGATCGGTAAATCTACAAATACTTTCTCTGATACAAACATTGCTGTCTATGAAGGTTCTTCGACTAGCACCACAACTTATGCTCGTGCTGCTTTGATCAACCAAGGTTCTGCTAACGAGACTTTCTACATTAAGGCTGCTGGTTCGGCTGCCTCTCCTCAGCGTCATGGTATTTATGCTGATCTTTCTACTGCTACTGCTGCAACCATTAATCAGTTGCGTCAAGCGTTTCAAATTCAGCGACTGTATGAACGTGATGCTCGTGGTGGTACTCGTTACACTGAGATTATTCATTCGCATTTTGGTGTTGTTTCTCCAGATGCTCGTCTCCAACGTCCTGAATATCTCGGCGGTGGTTCTACGTATGTGAATTTTACTCCTATTGCTCAATCCTCTGCTGCTGCTTCTCAGCCAACTCCCCAAGGTAACTTGGCTGCTATGGCCACTGCTTCAGTTCAAGGCCATGGATTCGTTAAATCCTTCACTGAACATTGCGTTATTATTGGTCTTGTTTCCGTTCGAGCTGATCTGACCTATCAGAACGGTCTTAATCGTATGTTCTCTCGTTCTACTCGTCTTGATTTCTATTGGCCTGCTCTCTCGCATATTGGCGAGCAAGCAGTCCTTAATAAAGAAATTTATGCTCAAGGTTCGGTTGATCTTACGTCTGATGCTGCTGCATTTGGCTATCAAGAACGCTGGGGTGAATATCGCTTTAAGCCTTCTATGATTACTGGGCGGTTCCGCTCTAATGATGCTGTTCCCTTGGATACATGGCATTTGGCGCAGAAGTTTACTTCGTTGCCTGTGCTCAATGATTCTTTCATCCAAGAGAGTCCGCCCGTTGATCGTATTATTGCTGTTACAACTGAGCCACATTTCTTAATCGATGCGTTCTTTGATATGAAGTGTGCTCGTCCCATGCCTGTTTATTCTGTTCCTGGGCTTATTGATCACTTTTAAATTTCTTTTTCCTGTGGTATCCTCAAGAGGTCGCAATTGTGCGGCCTCTTTTTTTGGGGGTTACAATGGAAATTGTTACTTTAAATCGTCTGTCTGCTGATATCTTTGGTACTTATGGCGTAATAATCTTTAATCGTAAGATTCTTTGTCATACCTATGAATTGCCATGGATGGCTAATTCTCGTAAAATCTCTTGTATTCCAGAAGGGTCTTATAATGTTGAAAAAACTGTTACTGATCGATTTGGTTCCGTTTTTCTTCTCCATGATGTTCCCGGTCGTTCTGGTATTTTGATTCATGCCGGTAATCAAAAGGCCGATACTGAAGGTTGTATTCTCCCCGGCCTTGATACTTTTCATGAGGGTGTGCTTCATTCTCGTTTGGCTATGAATAAGCTTCTTGCTACACTTCCTTATAACTTTACTCTTGACATCCGGAGGATTAAATGACTTGGCTTGCTGATAATTGGGATAATATAATTACCGTTCTTAATATGATCGGTTTATTGCTTTTAGGTAAGACGAAAGCTTCAAAGGTGAAATGATGGATTGGGGTTCAATCGCCGCTGCTGGTATTTCTGCTTTAGGTTCCTTCATTGGTGGCAGTAAGTCTAATAAGGCTACTGCCTCTCTTGCTCGTGAACAAATGGAATGGCAAGAGCGTATGGCTAACACTGCACATCAGCGAGAGGTCGCTGATTTGCGCGCTGCTGGGTTGAACCCTATTCTTTCTGCTGGTGGGGGTGGTGCCGCTGTGCCGGCTGGTTCGGCTCCACGTATGGAGGATGTTATTACCCCCGCTATATCTTCCGCCGTCCAGGCTAAAATGGCTTATGCTGAAATTGATAATAAGCGTGAGCAAAATAAACAGATTCAAGCTGGCACTGATAAGCTTCGGTCTGATATTGAATTAAATGAATATCTCAAACAGACGGCTGCTGCCGATGCTGTTTTAAAATCTTCTTCCGCTAAGGCTGCTCTTGCTAATGCGAATGTCGCTAACGCGAATGCTGGTATTATTGCCTCTCGGGCTGTTGGTGAAAAAACCGAGGCTAATATTGATAAAACTTGGTATGGTAAAGGTCTTCGTTATCTTGGTCGCTTAAATCCGTTTGCTTCCAGTGCGAAGGATATCGTTACAATGATCCCTAAACCCTAATGAGAGGTTCCTATGTCTAAAACTTTTATTCGTACCGCTTACAATGATCCCTATGTAGATACGGGTGTTAAATTTGTTGATATCGACGGTGTTCCCGAGAAATCTCTTACTGTTCAATCTGAGGTCGAGGAATGTGATATTAATGTTATCGTCGATCGCTATACTAAGTCTGGGCTTCTGCCTGTTATGAATCAGTCGCCTGTTTATGGTGATGTTACCGATGCAGCTTCCTATCAGGAAGCTATGAATATTGTTATTGAAGCCGAAAAGGCTTTTAATTCTTTGCCCGCTAAATATCGTAAAGAGTTTGAAAATAATCCCGCGCAATTTCTCGATTTCATGAATAATCCTGAAAATGAGGAAAAAATGCGCGAATGGGGTCTGTTGCCCCAAATTGAGGCTCCTGAGCCTTCCCCCGCCCCCGCAGGGGGCACTAAGACGGAAGCGTAAAAACGCTTCCAAGGGCCCAAAAGGGCCCGCCATACCCCTCTATGCAATGGAGGGTGTGAGCCCGCCCCGGCGAGGGGCAAAACTAAACCCCCTCACGGGGGTTTTTTTTTTAAGTGCGATGTTGCTTACTCGCACCCGGACAGTTATACTACTTGATGTAACTGTCCGGACTGACAGCGGAACGCTGGCAGTCCCTAAAAAGAAAGGCTCTATCCATGGCTAAAAAACGTATGAAGATCTCTAAAAAGGGATCGAAAAAATTGTTCTCTGCTACTGCTGACCGTGTTCATGTTAAAAATGCTCCCGCTTCTGTTATGCGTGGCGGTATTCGTCTCTAACCCTTAAACCCTTAAACCCTTAAACCCTTAAACCCTTGGGAGGTTCCTTTTATGACCTGTTTTTCTCCTCTGTCTGCCTTTCGCACTATCAATAATGAAATCATCTTTAACGCTAACAAACGTGGCGTTAATATTACTGAAGCTTTAAAGCTTCCTTGTGGTCAGTGTATTGGATGTCGTCTTGAACGTTCTCGCCAGTGGGCTATACGTTGTGTTCATGAGGCTTCTCAGCATGAAAAAAATTCATTTATCACTCTGACCTATCGTGATGCTGATCTTCCTTCTGATATGTCTCTTTCTGTTCGTCATTGGCAGTTGTTTATGAAACGTCTCAGGGAACGTACTGGTGCAAAAATTCGCTTCTTTCACTGTGGTGAATATGGTTCGCGTTTTGGTCGCCCGCATTATCATGCTTGTTTATTTGGCTTTGATTTTGCCGATAAAACTCTATTTAAAATTGAGCGTAATAATCCTCTGTATATCTCTAAAACTTTGGATGATGTATGGCAAAAAGGTTTTGCTACAATTGGCGATGTTACTTTCGAATCTGCCGCTTATGTCGCGCGTTATATCATGAAAAAGGTGACTGGTGATGCTGCTGCACAACATTATGAATGGATCCACCCGATTACTGGGCAAATTTATGATCGCAAGCCTGAATATACTACTATGTCTCGTCGTCCTGGCATTGGTTCCTCTTGGTTTGATCTCTATCATTCAGATGTTTATCCCCATGATCGTGTTGTTATTCGTGGTAAAGCTATGCGTCCTCCTAGGTTTTATGACGGTAAGTATGAAATTCTCGATCCGGAAGGGTTCGAGGAAATTAAGTTTAAAAGGTACTTAGATGCTCAAATACACATTGACAACAATACTCCTGAACGTTTAAAAATAAGGGAAGCGGTGCAAAAGACTAAATTAGATCGTCTCAAACGCACCATTGATTAAAACTCTAACCTTGGAAAGGTTTTTACTATGTCTAAACTTGTTCTCGTTACGGTGAAAGATGTTAAATCCGAAAGCTATTCAGCTCCTATGGCTTTTAAGGCTAAAGGTGAAGCAATCCGTGGTTTTTCGGATGAGGTTAACAATAAAGATTCTATTTACAATCGTCACCCTGCTGATTTCGTACTCTTTTATCTTGGGACCTTTGATCAACCGACTGGTAAGTTAGACCTTACTGCTTCCCCTGAAAGTCTTGGTGTTGGTATTGACTTCATCCAGTCTGCTGCTTAACCCCCCAAGGTGGGAGGGGGAGGGTAACCTCCCCCTCTTTTCTTAACTCTAATCGAAAGCTCTTATTATGCGGTTTCAACGTCAAGATCATTTCTTCGCTCAAACTCCAAAGGCTGATATTCCTCGTTCCTCTTTCAACCGTTCTCACGGTGTAAAGACTACTTTTAACGCTGGTTATCTTGTTCCGATTTTTGTGGATGAGGTTTTGCCGGGGGATACGTTTAATGTTAAGATGCATGCATTCGCTCGTCTTGCTACTCCTATTCGTCCTGTGATGGATAATCTCTATTTGGAAAGCTTTTTCTTTGCTGTTCCCCTTCGTTTGCTTTGGGCAAACTTTCAACGTTTTATGGGTGAACAATTAAATCCTGGTGACTCTACTTCGTATTTGGTTCCCACTATGACCTCCCCGACTTCGCCTGTCGGTTATGTTCCTCCTGCTAACTGGGCTTCTCCTACGACCGCTGAGCTTGCTTCAGCACTTTCTGATTATTTTGGTCTCCCGACTAAGGTTCCCGGTCTTGCACATTCGTCGCTTTGGCATCGTGCTTATAACCTTATTTATCGTGAGTGGTTCCGTGATGAAAATCTCCAGAATTCGCCTGTTTGCCCTGTCACTGATGGGCCTGATACTTATACCGATTTTATCTTGCGTAAGCGCGGCAAGCGGCATGATTATTTTACGTCCTGTCTGCCGTGGCCGCAAAAGGGTTCTATTGTAAACCTTCCTCTCGGTGATTCCGCTCCTGTTAAAGGGATCGG